GCTCTTCCGATCTTGCAAGGTATGAGACTTTCTTTCTTTGTTCCTGCCGCCTCCTGGAGCCATTCTGAGCCATGAAAATCCGTGACAGAATCAGCGAGCTCCGCCGCGTCCCTGCGTCCGAATTGCGGCCCAACCCGAAGAACTGGCGAACGCACCCGAAGGCCCAGGCGGACGCCCTCAAGGGGGTTTTGGCCGAGGTGGGCATCGCAGACGCTGTTCTGGCACGCGAGCTCGAGGACGGCACGCTGATGCTCCTGGACGGGCATCTCCGCGTCGAGACGATGGGCGACCAGATCCTGCCGGTGCTCGTGCTCGACGTTGATGAAGCCGAGGGCGACAAGGTCCTGGCAACGCTCGACCCGTTGGCGGCGATGGCGGAATCGGACGCCGCCAAGCTGGACGCCATCCTGCGTGAGGTCGATACCGGCTCGCCTGAGTTGCAGCAGATGCTTTCCGACCTAGCCGAAGACGCTGGGTTGTATCAGGACGAGGCGAAGGAGATCGTTGAAGACGAGGTGCCAGAGCCGCCGGTCGATCCGATCACGAAGCCGGGCGACCTGTGGCTCCTCGGAGACCACCGGCTGCTGTGCGGCGACTCGACGAAGTCCGAGGACGTGGAGCGTCTGATGGCTGGTGCAAAAGCGGACATGATGGTGACGGATCCGCCATACGGTGTTGAATACGATGCCGACTGGCGGAACCAAGCGAAGCGGCCCGATGGAACCGCATACGGCGCGTCCGCTCTTGGCAAGGTCTCAAACGATGACCGCGCCGACTGGCGGGAATCTTGGGCATTGTTCCACGGTGACATTGCATACGTCTGGCACGCAGGCTGCCGGTCGCCAGAAGTAGCCGAGAGCCTTACCGTCTGCGATTTTGTTATCAGAAATCTGATCGTCTGGGCGAAGAACAGCATGGTGATTGGTCGAGGCGATTACCACCACCAGCACGAGCCCTGTTGGTACGTGGTCCGCAAGGGATGCCCAGGCCGAAGAACAGACGACAGAACGCAAACGACGCTATGGCAGATCGACAAACCTCAGAAATCCGAGACCGGACACAGCACGCAAAAGCCGGTCGAGTGCATGGCACGACCGATGCGAAACCACGAAGCTGAATTGATCTACGACCCGTTTCTCGGCTCTGGCACGACGCTCATCGCCGCCGAGCAACTGGGCCGCAAGTGCTACGGCATGGAGATCAGCCCGGCCTACTGCCATGTGATCGTGAAGCGGTGGGAGACGCTGACGGGCAAGAAGGCAGAACTGGAAAAGGCAGCCAAGAAGTCGAAGGCGAAATAACGCATGCCGGAGGACCGCCTCCAGAAAGCTGCCGCCGCTGAGAAAAAACTGCGCGAGCAGCTGAAGGACGTTCGTGCCATTCGCCGCCGGCTGGGCGGTGATCGCGACGCCTACGAGGCCCACAAGGAAAGGATGACCGAGCGTTCGGCTCGGATGTCCGAAGCGGGCCGCGACATTGGCGAGATTCCGCAGGTGGCAGATCAGGCTAGGCGTGATGCGTGCCGCACAGACTTTCGGAAGTTCTGCGAGACATACGGGCGTGAGACGTTCGCCCTGTCGTGGTCGCCAGACCACCTGCTCGCCATCGCCAAGATCGAAGCAGCCGTATTGCGCGGTGAACTGTTCGCGTTTGCCATGCCTCGTGGGAGCGGCAAGTCAACCATGTGCGAGTGGGCTTGTCTGTGGGCGATTCTCTACGGTCACTCGTCTTTCGTGATGCTGATTGGCTCTGACGCAGCGATTGCTCAATCACAACTTGACAGCCTCAAAGCTCAGGCGGAGACAAACGAACTTCTGGCGGCTGACTTCCCAGAGGCGATCTACCCGATTCAGAGCCTCGATCGCATCGCCCAGCGGGCACACGGCCAGACGTACAAGGGCAAGTCCACGTCGATTGAGTGGACATCGGACACGGTCACTATGCCGTGGATACCTGGGTCGCCGTGTGCTGGTGCGGCTATTCGTGTCGCCGGCATCACCGGCCGCATCCGTGGCATCAAGCACACTCGCCCAGACGGCAAGTCCGTGCGTCCTTCGTTGGTTCTCATCGATGACTGCCAGACTGACGAGTCTGCCGCGTCTCCCTCGCAGGTCGCTGCCAGAGAAAAGATTCTCGCCGGTGCGATCCTCGGCCTTGCCGGGCCGGGCGCGAAGATCGCCGGTCTTGCCACGATCACTGTCATCCGACCTGACGACTTGGCCGACCGGCTGCTCGACCGGATGCGTCATCCATCGTGGCAGGGCGAGCGGACTAAGTTGGTCTACGAGTGGCCTACCGCCGACGAACTCTGGGGCCAGTACTCAGAGCTGCGACGAGAAGGGCAGCGTGCTGGCGAAGGCACCGCAAAGGCTGACGCTTTCTACAAGGCGAACCAGGCCGAGATGGACGCCGGTGCTCGAGTGGCGTGGCCGGAACGTAAGCACGACGACGAACTCACGGCGATCCAGCACGCATGGAACCTGCGGATCGATCGTGGCGAGTCGGCATTCATGGCGGAGTATCAGAATGCCCCAATGGCGGACGACATCGCCAGCGACAAACTCGACAAGCGAGCCCTCGTCTCTCGTGCCGTTACGCTGCCCCGAGGAACGGTGCCGCTGTCCCACCAGACGCTGACGGCGTTTATCGACGTTCAAGACAAGTTGCTCTACTGGCTGGTGTGCTCGTGGGGCGAGTCCTTCGGCGGCCACGTCGTTGCCTACGGCACATACCCGGACCAAGCGTCCACGTTCTTTGAGGCGAAGAACGCCAAGAAGACGCTGGCACTCGCTGCCAAGGGGGCAGGGTTTGAGGGGGCATTGTCGGCGGGGCTTGAGTCTCTGACGCAGATCCTGCTCGGCAAGGACTGGAGCCGCGAGGACGGCGTGCCGATGCGAGTGGGCAAGGTGCTGATCGACGCCGGCTGGGGACAGTCCACCGAGGTGGTCAGGACGTTCTGCCGGCGCTCGACGTTTGCGGCAATGCTGCTGCCGAGCCACGGCAAAGGCATCGGAGCCTCGGGCGGCAGCCTGACCGAGAGGCGCGGCCGTGGCGAGAAGCTTGGGCTGAACTGGGTTGTCCGGCAGACGGCGACCAGCCAACGCTACGCCGTGTACGACACGAACTTCTGGAAGACGTTCTCGGCTGCTCGGCTGCGGCTGTCGCTCGGCGATCCAGAGGCGATCACGCTGCACGCCGGCGATCACGACATGCTGGTGGAGCATCTGACGAGCGAGTTCCCGGTCAGGACCGAGGCCCGTGGCCGAGTCGTCGACGAGTGGAAACTCGACGGCCGCCGAGAAAACCACTGGTGGGACTGCTTGGTCGGAGCCGCCGTGGCGGCGTCGATGGCGGGAGTGGCACCCGTGGCGACAGAGGCGGGGGGACGCCAGCGGAAAAAGGTGACAATCCCGACCGGCCCCAACGGCAAGCGTGTCATCCAAGTGAAGAGGCTAGGAAAATGATCTCAGTCGTCAGCGTCGATGGTCTGGAGCCTCGGGATCTGTTCGCCATCCGATCACGGCTGACCAAGCCGGACAGCGAGTTCCAGCGGGAAGTCTCTGGCGTCCTTGAGGGCGAGTCGTCCAGCTGCACGCCGATTGCGGTCTGCCACATCGACGGCGCTATGGTCGGCTGGGCCTGCTCTCATCGATGGCGTGACACCCAGACGCTCGAGATGTTCGTAGACGAGCGGCATCGGTCGTCCTGCGTCGCACTTGCCCTGTCGGCTGCCCTGGTCGTCCACGGCACGATCGACCGCAACAAGTCGCTGGCCGTGTTTGCCCCTGCGACGGCGGTCATCGCCAGGCGGATCGGTGCGATCGACGTGCACGAGTACCAGCGTTCCGGCGACGACTGGGTGAAAATCTAACGGCACACCCGGTCAGAATCACTTGCGTCGTCGCTTAGTGTCGTGGCATGAGCGACGAACTGCGCGACAAGATCGCCGAGACAGCCTCCGGGCCGAAGCGGGTCCGCACCGACGCCGGCGAGGTCGAGTCGCAGGATGTCGCCGCCATGATTGAGGCCGACAAGTACCTGTCGGCCAAGGCTGCCAGCAGCGGGACAAACACCCGCCGAGGGCTGCGGTTCAACAAGTTGCTCCCGCCGGGGACGATCTGAGTGGGCCTGTTCTCTCGCATCATGGGCAGACAGTCGCCGCCGTCAGCGGTCGCGGTGCCGGTGCGTGTCCGGGGCAAGTTCGACGTGGCCGAAAGCGGCGAAGATCGCCGGCACTGGGCCAACGCTGACGCATTCGCGGCCGACGCTGCACTGTCGCCGATGGCTCGCCGGACGATGCGGAACCGGGCGAGATACGAGCGGCAAAACAACTCCTACCTGGCTGGCATGTCGGCCACGCTCGCCAACGATCTGGTCGGCACCGGGCCTCGGCTTCAACTTCAGTTTGGCGATCCCGACACGTCACGAGTGATCGAGAAAGGTTTCTTCGACTGGTCGTGGCAGATCGACCTGCCGGCCAAGTTGCGGACGATGCGAGAGGCACTGGTGGTCGATGGCGAAGCGTTCGCCATGATGATCACCAATCCACGGCTGCCGGGC